AGGAATAAGTGGTGAAGGTCTTAAAAAGATTTTAGTTAATACTGGATTAGGTATAAAAGGATTAGATGGTATTGACGGACCGGCTTTAATAGACAGTGCAAAAGGAATTGCGGCTCTTGGACCTGCGCTTGCATTATTATACAGTGGTGAAGGAATAGGTGCATTGTTTAGCGGTGCTGGTAAACTACTAGATAAAGTTCCATTCGGTTTATTGACAAAAGATGGCGAAAATATATATGAAAAGACAGCAAAGAATCTAGCACCAATACAAGGATTAGGAACAGAATTTGCAAATGCAGTGGCTGGTATTGATAATCTCACAAGTGGTATCAAATCGCTAAAATTTAGTGATAATGAAATGGATAATATATCCTCATCTGTAGATTTTCTATTAGGTACTTCACTTAAAATAGGTAATGCAGCTAATGTGATTACTGAGGGTGGAAACTTCTCAGATGTAAATAAAGCATTAAAGAAATTTGGATTAGATCCAGATATGCCAGATTATGAATTTAAAGGATTGGTTAAGATAGAAGGTATTGATGAAGCTATTGAATCATTACAAGAACTATCCAATCATCTAATGATATTACCTAAGCAAGCTTCTGTAGGATTTGGTCCTATTAATACCCCAACTAATACAGGTAATAACTCTCCAACAGTTATAGCAGATAACTCAGTCAATACATCCAGTAATAGAACTATCTCACCAACTGTGAATGTATCAAGTCCTTTAATAACTCATTTTGCTTCTGGTGGTCCGGGTTCGTAAGAGCTGTATCCTTCTCTAAGGCACTCATTATATCTATAATAATTTGAATCCTAAAAAAAAGGAGGCCGAAGCCTCCTTAAAAAAGATTAAATCCTTTTATGAGTCATTTGCTAGTTTAGCAAAATAACTTAAAGTATCATCCTCTTCAGAATTACTTTCTGGTTCAGATACTGCTGATGCAGTAGCGATTTCAGGTTCTTCCACAACGTGGGATACTGTTGGTTCAGGCATACTAATTCCTGCGCTTACACCAAGTACACGATTCAATTTAGTTTTTAACTCATCGTATGTTTTGAAGTTACCAGGTGAAGTAAACTCAGACAAACTATAAAGTTTGTTGTATACATCTTCTAGTATTCCTTCGTCACCATTATGTAGTGCACTTGCTGATGAAAACTCTGAAGCATCATAGTTAGTCCAACCATCTATTTTTCTGATTTTAATTTTAAAATCAGCACCTTCCCAGAAATCAAACGGGTTAACCGGTGATTCGTCTGCGAACTGAGGTTGCATAGCATCCATGATTTTATCAAAGATTTTTTTACCAAATCTGTAGAGGTAGATATTACCTTCTGCAGATGGATTAGCAGAATCAGAAATTACTTGAACGTTTGCCACATAGTGTAAACGTCTTTTCCTTTCCCTTGCAGTAGCTTTATCTTCTTCTCTTCCAGTGTTCCAAAGCTCAGTATTCATTTCTGATACTGGATCTGGTTGTCCGATAGAAGTTAAAGAGTTTTCGATATACCAAAGACCGTTTGGTCCTTTAAAACCATGGTCCCAATATCTAACCCAAGGTAAGTCCTCACCTTCTTTCGCAGGTAAGAATCTAATAACGGCATAACCATTACCAGCTTTATCTTGAGTTGGTTTCCAGAAACGTTCATCAACATATGATTTAGTTTCTTTCTTTTCTGAAACAGCGCCTGCTGCTTTTACGAGTTGGTCGATAGACGAGCCTCGCGTGCTCTTTAGATTTGCAAATGACATTTTATTTCTCCGTATTGCATTGTATTACTGAATTATCCACTTACACATAATATATACTCTTATTATACCATATTTCTATGATAATGTAAACCTCTTTTTGAGAATGTTTATACATTTCTCTCTATTAAAGTTTACGAATGGACCATACTTGATTATCTTTCGGGAAACGTCAGGCCAAAACAAAGTTTCGGTTATCTTTTTCCCTTCCCAATAAACAAAGTCCGTACATGAATTTAGAATAACCACTGTCTCCAGTGATACATCTTCTTCCATCCACATCTCAATAATCTTGGGTGGTGTGTTTATATTGTTCACCACCAGCAGATCATCGAATTGTTCTGTTATAGTATTTATATCTTTTTCAAACTCACGATGTATAGATTCGTGTATCTTTTTATGTTTGGTATAGTTTTGTTGTCCTTCTATATCCATCATATCACCAACATATTTCATGTCTTCGATAAAGTTAAATACAAAAAAGTTTTGTAGATCTTTTTGGTTCTTTCCTAACTTAGCAAAAAAGTATTTGTCTTTTCTTTTAAAGAACGAATTAGGATTGACTGTTGTTTTAAAATTATATTTAACAGCATCATAACTATCTTGCTCGAAATGTAACTTAAGGGCATTATATAATTTATATACTTCAAACGGATCAACCATTATTATTTTCCTTTAACCAATCCCTATATGGTAATGGTTCTTTAGTAGTAGTTAAATATATTTTATATTCCTCTTTTCTTTCTTTAGACTTATTCATAGTCGATACCCAGCCATCCGAAGAGTCCTGCCATCTTTTACTATTTTCTGTCTCTATCATTTACCAATACTTTTAATTTCATTATTAGGTATAACTTGGTAAGCACCTTTATTATAACCAATAGCAACAGTATAGTTTTTACTAACTTCGTGCTTATAAGAATCATCTTGTTTGCCAGGAGTATGGGTAGAGGTACCAGTCCAAGAAGGATACATCTCTCTGTGTTTTTTAGCTTCTTCCATACGTGCTTGCTCGTGAAAGCTTGGTTGTAATGTACCAGCATTAACTGGGGGTTTTTTAGTTCTTGTTGTCCAAGCTTTTGTTTTTCTACGTTTGCCGGTTGGCCCGTAGCGCATTGAACTTCCTAGGTTAATCATTGCCATGTAGTTTTCTCCATAATAAAGGTACTATTATACCACAAATCGGGGTGTTTGTAAACCCCTAAACTGGTAAAGTATTTTTCTTTTTTGCTTTGACGAGGTTTAAACCTGTTGCTTCATTAGTAAGTTTTTCTTTCAGTGCAGGAGATAATAACTTCTTCACATTCATATAGTCCATACCTCTTTTCTCTATAACATAAGTCATAGCGTCGATATAAGACATATTACTTTTAGAAACAAGAGCTTCAACAGCAGTGGTAAACCTTTTTTTTGTCATAATCTTATGCTCAAGTTCTTCCATTATATTACTCTCATTAAAATACAGTCCTTATTGATTCGGCCTGTAGGTTGATAAATCTTTGTTGTTAATTGTTTCCACAGTCTCTTATTTTGGAATTCTGTGTTGTTTAAAATCTTTGGAAGTATATCTTCTGGCTTTCTTAACTTGGTCATCTTACTTAGTTTGGGATCAAAATTCTTAATAGTAGAACCTGCGATTTCGAAACCGGAACCATTATCTGTAAAGAATTCCATTAATCTTCCTTGCTTTGTATTGTAAACATATAACCTAGTCTTACCTGGTATGAGTACAGGATTAATAGATGTTAGTTTAGATTCGATATGTTCTTTCATATAGTTAAGCTTAGCTACTTGTTGTTCATTGCTTCTAGGAGCACGTACACGCGCCTGACGCGACGCTTTAAAACTATCTTTTAGTTTATCTAGGTCAGAAAATATAGCTTCGTATATGTTAAGCATTTTCTTTTTATTCCCTTTTGTGATATGACTATAAGCTTCTTTTGCTTGCTCACAATTGTTTTCATAAGCATCTTTTAAACCAATATAGTCAAGTTCAATCATATCTTTAAATATAGGAATAGCGTTACCTTTTAGACCAAAGTTTTTAAATAAAGAGAACGCTGGAAAGTCGACCTTAAAATTACCTTCCATCCACTGGTCAACAACGTTTAAATCAAATTCAGCATATATTGTATCAAGTACTTTTGCTCTAGTTCGCTCTTGTATAGTAGGTTGTTTAGGTTTTTCTTTTTGTTCTTCTACTCTTTGTTCTTCCATCTCGGAAGCTATTTTAAATAGATCTTCTACAACCACATCAAATTTAGTATACCATTCTGGTTGATATTGATATCCTCTAGAAGCTATAACCCCGGCATTACCAACTTGTCTAATTTTATAATCGGGTAATCTTAAAAAGATTTTTAGTTTATCATCATCCCATTGGTAGGTATCTCTTAGGAAATCTACTGCATGAGGAAGGTAATCTTTATTCTGCCAAAAGTAATTATACCATCGGGAAGCTGTAGCCCATTTGCCACCAATCTTTCCATCCACTTGTTCTTCTATATGACCATCGTCCGCAACGAATGTGGGTTCTGGACCCATCATTTTTGCATCTAAGGAAACTCTATCTTTCCTCATGGTAATACGTTTCTTATTTAATTTTTTTAACGCCATTCGTCTATTATACCATACTCCATAGCATTTGTAAACATCCTTTTGTGAAAGCTCCTTCCATCCAAAGTATGAACATTCCAAAAACAATGATGATACCAATCCACCTAATTAATTCTTTTAACATCCCAAATATTTCTTCCATAATAATCCTGTTAATAAAAAGCCGGGTTCCCTATAAGGAGTTATAAGGTTGGGAACCCGACATAAAGTACTTATGAAAAAGTACTTTTAAACTAAATTCCACCCCTTAGAAAAGCTCTAACTAGCTCTTCCCCTTTTAATCTTTTACCAAATGAACGAATTACCTTTCCTTGTTGTTTCCTTATAATAATACCATCATTATATTGCACATCAGTAACACTACCATTCTCGAAATCTTTTTCTGATTCCTCTGTTTCATACCACATTGATTTTAAGCTATGAGTATGTAATGTTTTAAATCCTGTAGCCCAGGATTCTGCATTAAGCAGATCTCTCTGATATTGAACTCTTTCGTCGTGTTGTGTCATGTGTTATCTCCATCGGTAGTTTTAACTTGGTGCTTCATAAACAATTTATTTGCTTTTCTTTTGAATGATTTTTCTATTTGATTATCAAACCAATCTCTGAACCATTTTCTAAACTTACCCATTTATTAAATTATCCTCGATGATTTGTTTAACTCTTTTTTCTGAGTACCATAACCCAGAATACATTGTTGTTCGTCCATCGTTCCAAACAACAACATATCTTTTATAACCATAAGGTCGTTCTGAAAACAATCTGCAATCACCATAATTCTCTAGTAATAATCTCATAGCTGACTAATCTTCCTTAAATACCTATCAACTTCTGGAT